AACGGCTGGGATGCAGCGATGAAAGAGTGTAAGGGGGACAAATGAAAATAGCAGAGAGACTTGGAAGGTTCTTTTTCCCGAGCGCCTGGGCCATGCACGACCTGAAGCAACGCTTGTCTGCTTCGTTACAGGAAGATTTCAAGCGAGCAGAGAACGACAACGACGTTGTTCGTATGACGCAAGCAGTGATAATGATGGGCAGGGTGTGTAGGGTTTGAACGTATGGAGGGTAAGGTGAGAATTGAATGTGCCTACTGTGGAACCTACAACGAGGACTATGCGTCTCATTGTTCAAAATGCGGCAAGTTGCTGCGCAGAGAAGGAGAACAACATGCTAGCCTACAAAGGGTTCGTGGATTACTCACAAGCACTTGTAAAAGCAGCGGATGCAATCGGCCTCGCCAGGGACATACTCAATAAAAAATTGAACGAGCAAGAAAAAAAGTATTCAAGGGAAAAGGAATTGAACGTCAATGGATGGGGTGTCCTCGGGGAACTCGTCGCTATGAAGTTCCTCGACGAAAGAAGTATTGAATACGAACATGCCCCACTGATTGCACCAACTCCAGTTAAGAGAGCCGATATAGTAATGGACGGCATAAAGTACGATGTTAAGGCTGTCCCCCCCGGTGGAAGGCAGTTCATGGTGAACGAAGAAGCGCACGAACAAAAAGACGTTGACTACTACTGGTTCGTCCAGTTCAGTCGCTCAATGCGTGGGTATGTCTATGCGTTTAAACATTGTGAAATCTCAGACTGGGGGCTTGCCGAACCGGTGCAAGCCAACAGAACCGCCCACTACTACAAAGACATTGAACATATCCGTTGACACCCTGTTGGGTAACGTGTAAAACGTTTCACATATTCACACACAACCAGGAGGTGTCCATGTACGGAAAGGTATTCACGTCGATCTATGATTCAACGCTGATGTCTGACGAGGGCTGGCTCGGCGTGTATGTGTTCTCGTCTATGGTCGTGTTGGCCGATAAGGATGGTGTGGTCAACATGGACGATAGGGCGTTGTTTAGGCGGTTAGGACTTGATTACGACGATGAAGACCTTGCTATGTTCCACAGATTTATGAAGGTCATCGAAATCCTCGAAGCACCAGACCCGAATAGCAATCTCGGAAAAATGGACGGCAAGCGCCTCGTTCGATTATCTGAACTCGAAGACTTCGATGATAATCGTGGATGGCTGATTGTGAACTATGCCTACTATTTGAAGAAGGGAAGTCGTGAAGAACGCAACGAGTATAAGCGTGGATATATGGCTGCTATCAGGAAATTAGGTAGTGATAACAAGGATGTGGACACGTGTGTAACTTCGTGTAACCCTGTTACCAATGTGAAACATATAGATGTAGATGTAGATGTAAAAAAGAACTTAGTTTCTCCTTCGTCGAAACTTGGAAAATCGCCTGTAGAAGATGGTGGTTTTGTGCAAGTTGCCACAGTTAAAGGCCAACCGAAGAAAGAGATCCCCGATACCAAGAAACTCATCCTCCACTTCTACGAACTCCTTGGGGAGAAGATGGATGGAACCGCCACTGTTACATGGGGGATGGACACGAAGGCGGCGAAGAGGGTGCTGAAAGACAATAGCCTTGGTGAATTGAAAGCATTGGCGCATGATTACTTTGACATGATAGAGGCGAAGTATTGGACATTTACACATTTTTGCTCGACAAAAGACAGGTTGAAATGTATGATTACATACGAAACGGAGAAAGACCCGTTGGCAACAAGCCGAAGCAGAGCATAGGAGGGGGAACATGTTCTCATCGTCACAATTATATATTGGAACGGCGTTCATTGACAACGAAGTATTATCTAAGCATCCGATAAAAAACGAGGAAATTGGACCAGAAGTGAAGGAATTGCACTCGGAAATGTGCAAAATCTACTACGAAACGGGAGAAGTCACGGTAATTGACGTGATCCGTAAGTTCAAGGGAAAGTCATGGTGTCCTACCGCAACAGACATGACGCTGTGGGAGGAACGTGCTGTCAGCAGTGGAATGGCAAGATCGCTCAGAGATAAGGCCAGGGACGAGAATCAGAGGGAAAAGATCACCAGAGTCCTCGAAAGAGCCGCCCACATGAACGACGAGGGCGAGCCGAAGAAGACTGTTGGGTGGTTGCAGTCCGAGATTATTTCGCTTGTGAACGTAGAAAGTAAGCGAGTCGTGTCCTTGGGTGACGCAAGCGTAGAATGGTTCGGTCGAATCACGATGGGCGAGGAGCGTCATCCACGCATCAAGACAGGAAACTATGTGATCGATGAAGACCTACGCCTGACCGATGGTGGATTGCATATCATCGCCGGCAGACCTGGACTTGGGAAGACAACGCTATGCACGTGGTTGACATCTCAGTTCTTGCACGAGGGAAACCCTGTGTTGTTCTTCTCGCTCGAGATGCCGCAGAACCAGATACTCGACAAGATGTATATGCTATGGGCGGGTGAGGTCTCAAAGGATATTGCTGATGTAGTACAGGAGAAGCGAAGCCTTCCGCTGTATATCGACGATACCCCATCGCATCACATCGACGAGTTGTACGCTAAGGCGATCATGTGCAAGAAGTTGTATGGCATCAAGTGCATTGTCGTTGATTATCTTCAGTTAATAAGAAGCCCGTCGCAGCAAGGTCGTGAACGTGAGGTTGCATATGCAACGGCGAGACTGAAGCAACTTGCGAGAGTATTGGAGATACCGGTGATCGTTGCATGTCAGATTAACCGAGAAGTTGAGAAGTCCTCGAGCACGAGCAAGAGACCAATGCTGTCGCACTTGAGGGAGAGCGGTGCAATCGAACAAGACGCTGACTCGGTGTCGTTTATTTATCGTCCGGCGTATTATTATAAACTAGAGAAGAAGCCGATACCGATTGGAGAAGAGAACGCTTGTGAGATTATAATTGCAAAGCAACGTATTTGGAAGACGAGGACGCTCACGTGCAGTGTTGACCTTGAGAAAGGCGACTTCACAGAATGGGGCGAGAACTTTACTAAACCGAAACCACTTGCGAGAAAGTGGAAAAATAAGGAGGGGTGGGATGGCTATCAAGACTGAACGACGAATCTCCGTGTACATCGAAGAAGCCGACATTCGGAAGTTGAAGGCTATGCTCTATGGTCACGGGAAGACCATGAGCACGTGGCTTCGTAAGACGATCAAAGATTATATCGGAGGCAAGCATGAAGTGGAAATACCCAAAGCCGAAGTTGAAGTACAGGAACCAGCCGACGATGAGGAATGGGTTTAGGTTTGATTCAATAACCGAAGCCGACTTCTATTCGTTGCTATGCCTTGACCCAAAGTTGTTGCACATAGACGTTCATCCGAAGGTTACGATTGGACCTGGGATACAATATACCCCAGATTTTATAACGTATACGGAGGACGAGATACTTGTGTACGACGTAAAGTCTCCACCGACTGCGAAGAAGTACGACTTCAAACTGAAGAAGAGGATGTTCGATCAGACGCATCCATTCGCACCACTTATCGTGGTGATGAGAAACGGGAAACATGGCTGGAAAGAAAGCACATAAGGCGGTCAGTAGATTGTTGGACGCTCCTGTCAAGACGAAGAAGATTGAATCGTCTGTGCTACCGGCAAAGGTTTCCAAGAAAGACCTTGAGTTACAGATCAGGCGATACAAGAAGTGGGGCAAGTTCATAGACAGCGCAGAGAAGTGTGGCATGAACCCCGAGCAGTGGGGCGAGTTCGTTGACGGGATTGCACAGGCTGAAGTCTCTTTGAAGGGTGCAACCGACGGACGTGCAATCGCTCGACGGGTTACACCGTTCATGGTTCTCGAGATGGCGAGACTTGCAATACAAGCGAAGTCTGAGACCGTTAGACAGTCAGCCCTGAAAGAGGTTTCATACATGGGCGGGGCAAAGCCCGTTGACAGGCTTGAGGTTGACGATCTTTCAAAGATGTCAGTTCCTCAACTGGACGGCATAATCATGGAGATGGTACAAGATGTCCTCAAAGACGCTGAAAGAACTAGACTTGGGCGACGAACTGCAACTGAGTACATTGATGCAGAAGTTGAAGACGATGGACGAGGACGAGAAGCGGAATCTGGTGGAGCAGTTGCTGAAGCGAAAGAAGTTGATGCAACGCCGGAAGATAGACTCCTATCGTCCCCACAAGGGTCAACTCGACTTCCACAAGGACACGCGGAGGACGAGGCTCCTGGTGGGGGGAAACCAGTCGGGGAAGACAACGGCGGTGGTGATTGAGGCTATCTGGCACGCTTTCGGTACTCATCCGTATCGCAAGATCGTAACGCCCAATGTTGGACGAGTTGTGACAGCCCTCCCGTTCGAGGAGGGCATCAACCAAGTGCTGTGGCCTAAGTTCCTTGAATGGCTACCTCACGGCGAATACTCTGTAAGAAAGAACTCCCAAGGCATCATATCGCGCATCGATTGCTCCACTGGGTCGAAGATACACATTATGACCGCACGACAGGAGGATATAGCGTTTGAGGCAGCCACGCTCGACTGGGCGGCCTTTGATGAACCTCTAAGGCGTGAGATATACAATGCCACCAAACGTGGCCTGCTTCGAGCCAACGGTCATCTGTGGTGGTCTTTTACGCCACTGACTGAGCCGTGGATACACAACGACCTCTGGCTACCGGCGATGAACCACGACAGGCTGGATATTGGCGCTTACATTATGACCACGTGGGACAACTGCGAGGACATAGGCGGCTATCTCCCGCGATCTGCAATCGAGGAATGGGAGGCGGAACTGTCGGCAGAAGAACGTGAGGCACGTATTTTCGGGATGTACCGGCACCTGAGCGGTAGGATATATCAACAGTTCAACCAGGACAAAAACGTGAAAGATGTTGATATTGATCCGAGATGGCCGATATGGGAAGGGATCGATCCGCATCCAGCAAAGCCCCATGCGTGGTTCCAGTGTGCAATCGATCCAGACGGAAGGATAATTATTTTCAACGAGATATTCAAGAAGCAGACGATCTCCAAGTTGGGAGAGGAGATAATAGACATGCGAGTCATCGAGACAGATGACTTTATGAACAGGCGAAGAGTTATGGGCTGTGTGCTTGATACCCCAGGGAAAGTTGCAGGGTGGGATGGGGAAGACTCTCCTCGAGATATTCTGAAGAGGCTTGGCATACCAACGACAATTCCAAACAAGACAGGAAAGAAGGAACAGTGGATTCAGACGATTCAATACTTCCTTGACTGTGGAAAGATAGTCGTACACCCACGATGTAAGCGGGTTATAGCAGAATTTAACAACTATCGTCGTAATGCAAAAGGTGAAATAGTGAAAGATTATGATGACATGATGGATATTTTGGGGTATATCGTAATGCAGAATCCCAAGTTTAAGTACACTCCCAAAATCATTCAATACGCGGGGGCTTCAAGATGAGAGACATAATCGATTTTGAACCGATTACTTTAAGCGAAACGAAAAAAGACGAGATCAAGCGGGAACTACTTGACACAATAACTCAGGACGAATCGAAGAGGCAACGCTGGTTAAAGCGTCGTGTAAGGCATTTAGGAAAGTGGGACGATTACTCATCCCCAGTACGGTATGGAAAATATGATTCAATCTCTAACGTCAATGTGCCTGTTACTGAGTGGATGGCGCAAGCACTTCACTCGTACTTCCTGAACGTATTCTTTGGATCGTCAAACCCGTTCGTCGCAAAGCCAAGAGAATCCGTCGATCAGATGCGTGTCAAGAGAATTAACCTTATATTCAAGTGGGTTATCCTAGACCTCGCCAACAGAGGCAGGGGTATTTTTGAGTCGATGTCAGACACGCTATGGAACACTGTCACCGAAGGGTGGGGGTTTTCAAAACTCAGGTGGGAGATCGTGCAACGCAAGGTTGCGTTGATTGAACGTGTGGACATGGAAGAACTTGCACAAGAAGCGGATGCAATAACTGAAGTTGTAGATGTTGAAAGAGATGAGCAGGGCGAAGAAGAAATCAAAGACACCAAGTACAAGCAGACGATGAAGGTCAGAGAGGTGTTCAACGGTCCAATCATTGAGTGCGTTCAGAACTCTGACATCCTAATCCCAGGCAGCACCTGCTTCCCAGGAGACATAAACGTTTCAGATTACGTTGCTCACTACGTTCGATTGAGCGAAGGCAAGATCGAAGGTATGATAAAGAATAAAATCCTGTGGGGCAAAGAAGCGCGTGAAGTTCTTGATAAGGGTGAAGACGCGACTGACGCACATGAACCAGGAAATCAGTTCGTCAAAAAGCAAGATGCAACTACAGGAATAGACACTGACGAACGCAACGGGTTTCTGTTCATGGAAATCCACAAGACGATGGACATCGATGACGATGGTATCGACGAAGACGTTGTGTTCTATGTTCATGTAGATTCACAAACGATTTGTGGAGCATGTCATCTCAACATGCTTCTTCCTACAGACATTGGACGCAGGCCGTTTTACCAATACGGTTATTACCGACGGCCAGGAAGAAGCACGTATCGTGGATTAGTTGAAACCCTCGATCCAATTCAAAAAGAAGTTTCGATGTTGCACTCTATGACTCTCGATAACGGAATAATCAACAACACGCCTATGGGATTCTATCGTCCAGGGTCAGGCTTCCCAGAGGAGCCGGTCAAGATGGAACCTGGAGTGTTGTTTCCGCTTGAGCGACCACGAGAAGACGTTTCATTTCCGCAGAAGCCACCAGCCCATGTATGGTCTAGCCAACTCGAGGGGCAGATATTGCAGTACGCGCAGAAGGTCTCGTTCGTCAATGACCTACAGTTGGGTGGTATGCCAAACCCCGTTGGTGGCGCTAGATCAACGTCAGGCATGAAAGAGATGTCATCAAAGTTTGCCGGCAACGTGTTCAAGATGGTTAAGAACATGACGCAAACATACGAGGTCATGCTTTCAGATATGTGGAACCTCGTATCAGACAGACTTCCAATCGGGACTGCTGTCAGGGTTGGTGCAATATCCGAAGAACCGGCGTTGTCTAAGGTAAACAAAGAAGACCTTGCATACAGCGTTGATGTCAAAGTAACTGCCAATCCGATGAACTCCGACAAAGACTCCGAACTAGAGACTGCCATGATGTACATGAACATGTTCGGATCAAAGGTTGCACTCGAGATGGGGATTGTAAGCCCAGCGAATATGTACAACATTTTTGAGAACATCCTCGAGAAGCGTGGAGAGATAAACATCAGCCGATATATTACTGAGCCTAAAGACGCACAGACTCCGTGGTCAATCGTTGATGAGTTACGCGGAATCGTGCAGGGATTGAAGGCTCCAATCGTACCGAACGATCCTGACCACGAAAAGAAACTTGAAGGCATCTCTTTGTTTGTGAAGTCAGCAGAGTTCAAGGGCGCACAGGATGAGGGCAAGGTTGCTGAAAACTGGGAAGAGGTCTTTTCGTATCTCATGGAAGGCCACTCCAAGATGCTCGAGATGTTGAAGTCTCAGGAACAACAGGCAAATCAAGCGGGGGCGCAAGCGCCGTTGCAAAAAATGGGAGGGAACCCGAATGGAAATGGACAAGGTGAGGCCGGTCAGCAGCAGCAAGGTGGCGCGCCTGCGGAGGGACCTGGGGCGGCGGCTCCGCCACCTGGTGGCGCACCAGGAATGGGCGGCCCTGGAGGAGGCGGCGGGTAAACTCAAGACGAGTTTGGCGCAGCGCATGTTAGGTTCAGACGTACGAGCAGAGTCGTATGAGCGTGATATGATTTCATTGCATGGTCAGGCATCCGGATTGGATTTGTTCTTTTCACAGATCAGGCAAATGGTTGCTGATGTGAGGCGGGAAGAGGAAAAAACAGAGAGGGAGGGTGACAATGATTAGCGCCGGCGAAGAAGAAGTTGTGACTGAGGTTGAAGACGTTGTGAACGAACCTGTTGAGAGCGAGCCAGTGCAACAACAGAACAGCGGCTCAAACATTGAAGACCTTATCGACAGGAAGTTTGGTGAACTCCGTGGAGAGATCACTGGAGTTGAGCGACGGATGGGGGAGAAGGTTGAAGGGCTTCGTAGGGAAGAGGTAGAGGCCGAAGTATATGAAAACTTTGACCCAAGCGATCCAGCCGACATCAAGAAACTCGTAACGGTTGAAGCAACCAAGATCACCAAGGCTGCAATGAAGGAAAGCGACGGAGAGAGACGGCTTGCCGATCAGAGGCGTGAATCCGACAACGAAGCATCCCAAAGGTTTAAGTGGCTGAACGATGTGAATAGCAGAGAGTACAAGGTTGCACAGGGTATCTGGCAGAAGAAGTTCGGCAATACCAATGGCCCAATCGATGCGCTTATGCAGGTAGCACTTGAGGCTGACTACAAGTTGCGCCAGGAGGCAGATGTGAGAACAGAAGACAATGACGTTCGTAGAAGCAAGGGATCGTACAATTCTGCTGGTGGATCGCAGGCAAGAAATGAAGCACCGCCAGCGGCATTGACCAAGAATCAGAAGTCAATTTGCGAACAGATGGGGATTTCTGAGAAGGAGTACGCGGCTTCAATAGCGCGCAGGAACGAGCGTAGAGGCGAACAGCGGTAGAAAGTTAAAACAAAAAGTTAATGTCCCCCATTATAGGATTTGACTCAACCTGCAATGGGGGGTATTTTTATGAACAAAGGGAGGGAAAACCTTATGAGTAAACTAGCGACTGAAGGCAAACTTCGAGCAAGACGGAAACAGTCAAGGCAATATCTTGATATTCCTGAAGGTTTGAAAAAAGAAGGATTCCGTTATGCGTGGGCAAGATACACGCAGGTAACTGGAGAGGACATTTCCTTGCTTCCGGAGGGGTGGCGACCCGTAAGAAAGAAAACTAAGGTCGAGGGCACAACCCCAGGAAGTGAGAGTGATTACAAGGGGTTAAGCGGTCTTGTGAGGCATGGGGATGTTGCATTGGTTTGCATCAAGGAAGATGACTACCAGCATAACCTTGCAGACAAGACAGACCGAAGCAAGATGATGACCGAAGGTGTTCGTATGCGGTCACATAGGGGCAAGGGAGTAAAGGTTGATTCGTCGTTTAAACAAGAAACCGAAGTTGTAGGTTAACCGAACCATAGGAGGACAAAATGGCAAACAAAGATGCAGCAAATGGTTTTCAGATTATGGGTCGTATCGGTGGCGGAAGTCTTCGTCTCCGTAAGTACAAACTTGCCGCTGCGAATACCGTTATCGGCAAGAACATGTTGGTCCAGATGACGAACGCAGGAACGGTTGATATTGGTGCTACGAGCATGGCTACCACCCTTCTTGGTGTTGCGGCTCATTACTGTGCTGCTTCCAAGGGTGGAACGTCTGATCCGTATATCCTGGTCTATGACCAGCCGGACCTCGTTATGCACGCACAGTCTGATGACGGTACTGGAACTGGCACGGCGCAGACGGCCATTGGCCTGAACGCGGAAATTGTTGTTGGGTCGTATGATTCGTACACGTATGTTTCAACTGGCGAGATCGACGAGGATTCTGTTGCAAACACCTCGACGCTTCCGTTGAAATTGATCGGTTTGTATCCCGATCCTAAAAACGCATTTGGTGAGTTCAATCGTCTCATCTTCACGTTCAACCACCACATGTACAAATCTGTTGGTGTACAGGGTATCTAACCTAAACGGAGGATTGCCATGAGTGACATTACGAATTTAACGTCGAATGGCGTGCCCGTTTATGGTATGATTACCAGCGGGAAGTCGTTCTTCGTGGACCCTGCAAGGGGTTCCGAAAGCAATACAGGGGAGCGGATGGACCGCGCCCTCAAATCTATCGTAACTGCGTACGGCCTTTGTCGTGACGGTTACAACGATGTTGTGTATTATCTTGGTGGGTCTTCGTCTCCGACTACTATTGCAGCAGCGGGTCTTACGTGGGCGAAGAGTTATACGCACCTTGTTGGGCTTGGTGCTCCTACGCGGTTTTCGCAGCGTAGTCGTCAGTTTTGTGCTGGAACCGCATCTACGCCGTTCATGTTCAAAGTGACGGCAACTGGTTGTCAGTTCAAAAATATCTTCATGTTCCACGGCGTTGATGACGCAAACTCGCTGCATTGTGGTTATGTTTCTGGAAACCGCAACTACTTCGAGAACGTCCACTTCGCCGGCATCGGTAATGCAACGATGGATGTTGCAGGTGCTGCGTCTCTCAAACTTGATACTGCCACTGAGAATACGTTCAAGGATTGCACGATTGGTCTTGATACGGTTGCTCGCGGTGCAGACAGTAGTGAGATTCTGCTCGACGGTAGTTCGTCAAAGAACATGTTTGAAGATTGCAGGATCATTGGTTACATTGACGATGCTGCTCATCCGTTGGTTAAAGCCGCTGGTGCAACTGGCATTGCTGGTTTCACGCACTTCAAGCGTTGTTTGTTTGTTGCGACGAGCGAGAACAATGGAACCGACATCAATCAGGTGTTTGATGTTGCACCGTCAACCACGACGCACATTGTTCTTCAGGATTGTATGGCTGTTGGTGCCACCGCTTGGGATGGCACTGGCAATGGAAAGATTTACAATAACACTGCTGCACCGGCTGCATCTGCTGGCGGTGGGATTGCAACCGCTCTCTAAAGGAGGCGCAAGATGGTAATGATTAGAGCAAATAGGTTAAACTTATTTTTTGAAGATGCGCTTCCTGCATTAGAGGCGCTTTCTTATCAGGAATGGGAGAACTACCCGTCTCTGATTGACAAGGTGTACAACAAGGTGAGCATCAATCGAGAGATGGTTCAGTACAGTTCTCTCTCTGATCTCCCTGCTGCGCAGCAAACGGCTGAGAACGAGGACGTGCCGTATGTTGACGTGAGCTCCGGTTTCAACAAGACGTACATCGTGAACACCTACAAGTTAGGTTTTCAGATGTCCGAGGAAATGGTCGAAGATGACCGTTACCAGGAGATGGAAAAGTATCACCGTGGCCTCGGTCGTTCGCACTTCCAGACCCGCGAAACGCTCGCTGCTTCAACGTTCAATGATGGCTTTGGCAATACCGGCTATGATGGTGTTGCTCTTTTTGCAACGACTCACCCTCTTATTGAAGGTGGGACGGAAGCGAATACTCCTGCTGCGCAGGTCAATCTTTCCCGTGACGGTCTTCGTTCGATGATCCGTCTCATGGAAGAGACAACCGATGAGCAGGGCTACCCCCTGATGATTCGTCCGAAACATCTCATCATTCACCCGAATGACGAATATGTTGCGCAAGAACTTCTCGCCTCTCAGGGAGACAGTGAGTCTGCGAACCTCAAGACCAATGCTTTCAACATGAAGGGGTTGGATTGGTATTCGTGGCAGTATCTTTCGGATGAAAATGCTTTCTTCCTCCAGACTGATGTCAAGCGCACGGGACTGAAGTGCATTGAACGTGTTGCGTTCAGCACGGAAGCCGGTCGTGATTTCGACAGTGGTGGATACAAGGTGAAATCTCGCCAGCGTTTCGTCATTGATTATGATGGATGGCGCGGCCTTGTTGGAACATCAGGCACGACCTAGTTCTTTGAGATTCCTTGAGTGCAGGGGGGCGGAGCGGATTAAACCGCCTCGCCCCCTTTTGTTTTATGTAGCGATTTGTACAGCGACAACGACAACAGGAGGAAAGCATGGTTACACGACGAGGTTATCAGCAGTGCGTCCACACTGGTATAATCGGGACAAAAGTATTTGCAGGTACTGGCACGAATGATGTGACCGTATCTGGGAACCCATACGTTGCAAGCACCTTTCAGGTGTACGTTCTTGCAAATGAGGAGTGGAAGTGGTCCGACGATAACGGGTCCACATGGGAATCAGATCCGCTTCCAATCGTAGCAGGCAAGACAGTAGGTCCTCTCGTAACGGCGGCCGGTGTTAAAACTGGGTTGTATGTTACGTTTGCGAGTGCTGCTGGACATGACGCAGCAGATACTTCAACGTATGCTTGCACCGGCCCGCTTATCGGTGCAACAATCACTGCCGTCAGTGGCGTTCTCATCAACAACAACGCAGAGCAACTCATCGTCCGTGGCGTTTACGCCAAGGGGACTGAGGGTGGTGCGTACTTGCAGGTTTCATGGCCGCGCAGCACAGGCGATGCAACGATGTATCAGGAAGCCCAGTTGGAAGATATTGGGGCCGGCATCATGGTTCACCACAACAAAATATATAGATTGGACGCTTCTGGTCCATTTGAATTTGCTATCCCAACGAGGGGAAAACCGTATTACAAGATTTGGCAATACAAGGTCAGTGGTACTCAGACAGGAACAATCACCTGTTTCACCGAACTGTATTATGACGAATAAGCCAGGAGGCAACATGAGATTTATCATTGCGTTATTGATTACGCTTCTACCACTCTCGGCTATGGCTCAGTACAGTTCTGGAGAGACATCGAGATCGTCCAGTTCATCTGACTCTGGCCCGAAGACTATGTACAAGCAAGCCGCAGATCCTGCAGCAGCAGCAGATCGCGGGAAAATATATACCAAGGACAATGCCGTAACTGGAAATGTTGAACTGTACTATATCGATGATAATGGCAATGTGATCCAGGTCACCTCTGGTGGTGTTACTCCGGTTGGGTCAGTTGACTTCCTTGGAGTTACTGCGGCTGCCACATACGACGGCGACCAGACAGACTATGATACCGCGAATGGACTTTGCGCTACCGATATGAGCAAT